AAACGTCGAATACACAATCGTCGGAAAAGAATTCCACGAAGATGGCTCAACTCATTTCCATGCGTACATCAAGTTTGATAGAAAGAAGACAATTAGAAACGCAGCATTTTTCAACTTTAATGAAGTCCATCCAAATATACAAAGCGCTAGAAATCCTAGAGCCTCCATTAATTACTGCAAGAAAGACGGAGATTGGGTGGAACACGGAGGAATTCAATCAACTGATTACTATGCAATCTGTGCCGAAATGGACAAAAAAGAATGGGTTAATTACTGCGTCAAGGAAAAGATCCCATTCCAATATATGGCTGCCATATGGGATGAAGAACACAAACCTCATGTTGCCACAATTGAGACCACTGACGTCATCACAGGCCAAATGTGTCCTAGCCTCAGGGAATTCACGTATGATGGACCACTTTCTATAGTCTTAGTAGGAGAAGCAGGATGCGGTAAAAGCACTTGGGCAAAGACCAATATGCCTAAACCATCACTATTTATCACTCACCTAGATCGTTTGAAAGATTATGATCCAACATATCACAAATCCCTTATTTTTGACGACATGGACTTCCATCACCTACCAAGGGAATCCCAGATAGCGATAGTAGACCGCGAGAACCATAGAGATATTCACCGCAGATATGGAATCACCAATATCCCAGCAAACACTCCAAAATGTTTCACCTCGAACAATAGACCATTTTTAGAAGACCCAGCTTTAAACAGAAGAATAAGACTAATAAACTTAGTAAACATTTAAATAAACATTTATTTATGGATCTTTATATGTAACTAAACTACAAGTATTAATTTGCGCAACAACATCCGCATACAAACGCGTTTGTTTCACCGCAACGAACCAATAATAATTAGAATATTTTCCAAAAAACCCTGCATCAGGAGTACCATTAGCAGCTTCTTTAAACGTATGCATCTTACTAATGTTCTTCTTACAATAGAACGTATAAGCCCTAGGAGCACGATCATCATTCGCAGCACCCGTTGAGAACGCATTATTCAAATCAGGAAGATATTTAATGTGTTTACGATATAATATAGTACAACGACTGCTATTAACATACCAAGTAGTAGGACTAGTACTGCCTTGAAACCAAGTATTGCCAGCAGCAACCGAAGTAAAGCCTTCAACAAGAGCACCTGTGTTATACTCATCTCGCGCCTTAACAAGATAAATGTACACATCCAAAGGACCTGCAAAAGACACACCGGCGACAAAATTAGCATGAATACTACCACGTAATTGAAAAGATTTAACGTAAATCGAATTTCCAACAATCCCAGAGTCCGTAACACTCTGGGCCATATGATTAAAAGGTTGATAAACCAATTGAGATCCCTCAGATACATTAAAACTATCCAGGAACAAACGACGTTTCATTTCAACTGCTGCAGTAACAGTTCGTATTGCCCTACGTCTAAAACTACTTCTTTTCCTATTTCCTCCACGCTTTTTCTTAAAGGAACGCTTAACAAAACGAGTTTTCTTATTTCTTCGGTGAGCCATCACCTAATTCAGTAGCTCTTTCCTTTATATAGCTTAGAACCGCGCCTTCGTCCGAAGGCGCACAAGTCACCCGTAATATTATATTCGGGGTGACTTGCCGCCAAAGCCGCCAAAAACAAAGACTTGTTTTTAGCAATTGGTCACGTGACCAAAAAGAATCGGGAGTCAGAAACTAAAATCACGATTCTAGGCCACAGCCGCAGTGCTACCGCACCGCACAGCCAATGCTATTATATATCACTATACTAATTACTAACCCAAACCCTCTCAGGTATAAAAAGGTGTGAAAAATTTTCATTGGTCGAAATGAGCCCGCCAAGTGTGCAATTTAGAATTGATGCAAGACATTTTTTTCTCACCTATTCAAACGTGGAGAATCAGCACTGGATCGAATTTACGAAGGAAAATCTATTACAATACCTCCAAGGAATACCAAACGTCGAATACACAATCGTCGGAAAAGAATTCCACGAAGATGGCTCAACTCATTTCCATGCGTACATCAAGTTTGATAGAAAGAAGACAATTAGAAACGCAGCATTTTTCAACTTTAAT